TAATGTAAGGATGCAAGGTATGCCTCGCGTAAGTCGTATGGTTTATAGCAGCCATGTTTATTTTTATGAAAAAAGTGATTTTATTAAGCAATGTGGTGACATGATCGGCAGAACAAGACGATATGATGACGATAGTGAAGTTATTATTGTTAAGCCGGTCAATATTGACCGTCAGCCGCGCAAAAACAAAATGATTAGACAATTTTTAAGACAACACACAATCATACCAACCCGATGGGAGATGACACTATGTTAAAAATACATAAAATGCTATTCCGTAGATCAAATTTATAAACTATGTGGAGTGTGAGTTATGAACCCCTATGACAAAATAATTAGTCAGCGTAACGAAGCAATTAAAATTTTAATATTAGTCCTCGATTCTTGGAGAGTTGGTGAATCGATAAACGAAAGTCAACTGTATGAGATAGCGCAGAAATATATCGAAGATCACACAGACTCACTGGATATTAATTAGAAGGTAATAAAATGAACGATTACGAAAAAACAATTGAAGATTTGCAGGATAGAGTTAAGGCATTAGAACTACTACTTCAACCTAATGGGTGTGCTACTGAACCTAAACTTAAAAAGTGGTCGCCTGTTGGCGGGACTTGGTATATTGATGCAAACGGTATTTTTCGTAATTCAATATCGACAAAGAATCGTATAGAATTCGGCACAGAACGCCCAACGGAAAAACAAGCAGAACGCGCGGCAGTTGAGATGCGTAAATTTAATCGTCTGTTAGCGCTGCGTGATGAGTTGTGCGGGGATGATGTGGTTGATTGGAATAAGGACGAAGCAAAATATTATTTATGTTGTAACGAAAAAAATAAAACATGGGATGTAAACAGTAACTTTGTGCAAAACAATAGCGGTATTTATTTTACAACAATAAAATCCGCCCAACACGCTTGCGATATGTTGAATTCTGGGGAGGTTGAGTTATGAGAAGTACAGCGGTAATTTTTATATTAATTATAGCAAACTGTCTTTTGTTTTTTAGAGGAATCGACTTTCAAGATAAATATGAATCTTTACAAACGCAATGTGGAGTATTGAAATGAGTAAAGAAAGAGAGTTGTTAAAAAGAGTGCGAGATACACTGCACGAATTAAAAGAAACTCATTATGATTTGTACTGGGACATACAAGCTGAACTAAACCAAGATGAGCAAAAACCTGTGAATAAAGAACTAGCCCTCCGCATCCTAAAGTTGCTATCCGGCTTAGAGATGTATGTTTTTATGCAAAGTGATGTACCAGACTACCACAGCGATGAGCTGATTGCTGTCATTGGTGAATTAACTGATATCGTACTTGATAAGCCAATTGAAACCGATTTTTTAACAGCGAGTAAATATAGCGGAGCTGAATACACAAATCCGCACAAACACAACAATAGTTTATTTCAAAACGTTGGTTTAAAGGAAACAAAATGAAAATTGAAATTAAAAAGTTACGACCAACCGCAATTATTCCACAATTTCAAACAGCAGGTGCAGCAGCGATTGATTTATGCGCTTGTATTGACGAAACGATGCTTTTAACACCAGAAACGCCTGTTTTAATCCCTACAGGCATTGCAATTCACATTGCTGATAAGTCTGTTGTCGGATTGATTGTTCCGCGCAGTGGCTTGGGGTTTAATTATGGCGTTGGTTTGATGAACACGGTTGGCGTGATTGATAGCGATTATCAGGGCGAGATCATGGTTAAGCTGAGAATGTCGCACGGTGACAGCTATCGAATCCAGCCTAACGAACGCATTGCTCAAATGCTGTTTGTTCCTGTGTTGCGTCCTATTTTTGAAGAAGTTGACGAGTTCAGAACGGTAACTGAACGTGGTGCAGGTGGCTTTGGGAGTACAGGAAAATGACACCTGAGCAATATGTAAAAGAACAACAAGGAATATTGCGCCAATTAGCATGGTTAATCAATGCCGCTAGAATTGGTGAATTGCATACTTTAAAAATAAAAGAAGGTAAAAAATGAGCTTATTAACAAACGAACAACTTGCGGAATTGGTTGGCATTGCTAGTAACCAATCAACAAGTAAAGATTTATATGAGGAGTTTCATGAATGGAATGAAAAGAAAACTAGTGAATTACTAGATGCTTTAAAAGAAACTAGAGAGCACCTTGATTACATTAGCGAGTGGGATATGCCGATAATAACCAAGCCTGCCATAGATAGATGTATTGCGATACTGGAGAAATAACATGGCATTATTAACAAACGATCAAATTATGGAATTGATTGGTATTGCTAGTAACCAATCGACTAGTAGGGATTTATACGAGGAGTTTCACGAATGGAACGAAAAGCAAACAGGTAATCAATTTGAGCCAGATTGGAATAATACGTCTTCTATAATAACAAGAGTTGAATTAGATGCCGTTTGGCTTAACAGTGAAATAATAGAAGTTGAACGTACAACTATATGTAGTTGGGATAGACCAGAAGCTGTCATCACACCACATCCACATGCAGCAATAATAGCTAAGTACGCAGAAGTAGCAGCGCGGAGGGTAGATCCTTGGCTGGAGTTTGAATGGGCAAGTGAGGAGGCAGCATACGTTTGGCGTAAACATACTTGCGCACCAATATTTAAAGAAAGTAATCAATACCGCTACATCGGAGAAACAAAATGATTGCAACAACAGCTTACATACTAATTAGTACAATCATCTCACGCGGTGATATTACACAGTCAACAGCCACATTTGCAGACAAGGTATCATGTGAATCAGCGGCAACAAGACAAGACTTTGTTTTGAAATCTATGCAGTTGACTAGCTCAAAATGGAATTTAACCTGCCATCCTTATCAGCTTAATGAGATTAAAAAATGATTAAACAAATCCTCCAAAAAGGAAACCGACAAGGTATGACAATGCGCGAGATCACAGAAATGACTGATCTAAAACAACACCAAGTGGATTTTAAAATTCAAAAGTTAATCAAAGAGGGGGTTGTGCATAAGTCTGTGGATAAAATTGATAATGCTTACCTGTACACTCTGGCAAGCTATGAAGAATTACCGCCACCCGTTGAATGCTCACCAGTGCGCTTGGATAACGTGATTAAGCACATAAACAAGCAGAAAGAACGGGTTAATGCAGGCGCACCGATTAAAACAAGCGACCCAGTAAATTCACCAAGCCACTATACTAGCGGCTCTATTGAGTGCATTGACGCAATCGAATCGATGCTAACCAAAGAAGAGTTTATCGGTTTTTTACGTGGTAATATTTTTAAATATCAATGGCGATACAAACAAAAAAATGGCACTGAGGATTTAAAAAAGGCGCAGTGGTATTTTGATAAGTTAAAAGAAAAAGAGGGCGTGTAATGTATGAATTTAAAAGTGGTAAACCATCAGGCGGCTTGCGTTATCAAGCCATGCGCAATTATTTGATAAAATTAAAATGGTTTGCAGATAATCCCATGCAACCCGTGTTTATAAGTGAACGCAGTGCATGAAACCACGACTTAAAAAGATAGGTAGAATTTGGTTATGTTACACACAAACAACGGCTGTATGTTCCGGCTCAACACCTGAAGAAGCCTATCAAAAATGGGTAGCAAAAAACAAAGCCGCTGAATAAGCGGCTTTTTTATTATGGCGTTAAAAATAATTCCGCTTCAGCATTACGCCTGCGTGTTAAACCTGCGAGTGATTTACCACCTGCTTTATCCCAGCGCAAAAACTGTTGTGCAATTTCGGCTTTATCATCACCAGCTTTAAGCATTTTGACCAATGTTGATTTAAGAAAATTACCTGCGCCTATGTTGTAGCATAAACAAACTAGCGCATCAAACTCATTTTGTGTTAACTCAACACCCATTGCATTAACCGCTTTTTCATATTGCCCAATGGTTGCAGCAAGCAAAGCAATGGCGGCTTTTTCTGTTGGTAGCGTTCTGCCTTTAGTGACTGGCGTACCATCACCATAATGTGTGCTGCCTATACCAATTGTCCAAATTCCAGCAGGGCATTGATAAGCAGATAATTTGCAACCCTCAAACTCTTTAATTAACGCTAAACCACGCTCACCTGTTTTCATTTTTTACTCCGCATCAATAAAATAGTGCTAATTTTTTGTGTTAATCGAATCATATCGTTATCTAGTACGCGTATTTGGTCGATAAGCTCAACAAGCACAACATAAGCTTCTTCAAGTATTGGCTTGACAATTGTTGTTGCCCAAACCCACACATAATAGACAATATAACCCATGCCCCCTGCCGCAATGATAGGAAAGCCATATTGGTTAATGTATTTTGCAATTGCATCAGCTTCCATTTTTTTCCTTTTCTTTTGCAATATCTAACGCTTCAGACATAAGCGCATCAATTTTAATTATATCTTGCGACATGGAGGTAATGCGTTTGTCTAATTGCCTAATTATCGCAATCAAGCCTTGTATCCGCTCGAGCACACTATCAAGCAAAAACTTTTGTGTGAGAAAAACAAAATAGATACCGCCACAAGCCGCAGCGATTGGAAATCCAACGTCAGTGGCAAATTGCAGAAATTCCATTATTTACTCGTCCACCATGTAAGGAATGAAAACAATGCTCCTACAGTGAACACAATCCCACCGATAAAGCCTTTATAACGTGATTGCTCTGTTTTCATTTCATCAAGTGCATGGATTATTGCATCAAGTTTTTTTCCTCTATCTTCAAACACTTCTTCAAGTGCGTCAATTCGTTGCTCTACTTTTGCCAAACGACATTTTTCATCAGGCATAACTAATCCTCTTTGCTTTCTATTTGTTTTTCAGTTTGCTGTTTTAAATCAACAAGCAGGGGATATGCACCAGATGCTGTTGGGAGTTGACCTAACATATTTAATACGGCTTCTGCAGCTTCTTTAGATAAGTTCCAAGTAATCATATTAGTTGCTCCAAGGCGTTCCGTTAGATAGTACAATTTGTTTGTTTTCAATATGAGCCGCTAATTCTGAGTCTGCTAACGCTTCAGACTGTGTACCTACTAGCTTTTGAATCCACTCAATGACTTGCTCTTTTGATAGTTTATCGTAATCAATCGCTGTGCCTTTAGGAGCAGGTAAGCCTGTAATCGAGTTAACCGTTACGCTGTCTGTGCCGTTTGATGCTGTGATTGTAAATTGCACTTGGTTCACAATACCGTGTTGGTCGCGTTGCAAGTTAGTTGGTTCGTATGTGTATGTTGTTGTCATGATTTAATTCCTATTTTTAAGCTGAAGTGATTGTTTGCCATGCCGCGCCAGAATAGACGCAAAGTTTACTTAATGTTGTATCAAATACCACAAGACCTGCCGCTGGTGTAGCAATAGCTAATTTCTGTGTGGTGGTCATGTTAGGGAATCTAACACCTTTAGTGGTTGACTGTGCGTCAAGAATAGCAGATGCGTTTGCAGTAGCCCCAATCCCTACCGACCCTGCAAAAGTAGCGTCTTTACTTGCAAGAAGCCTAAATGACTCAGTTAATGTTAAATCAGTCGCAGCTGGTCTAACAGAGAATACAAGGTCGCCTTGTGAATTACTTGCGCCATTTACCGCCATACCTTTAATAGCTGCAAATCGCCACGCGGTATACGATGCGGAAAATACAATCGCCCCTCCATTACCCGCTGATCCGCCAGTATCCCCTACAATTAACGCGCCCCCTAAGCCAGTTGACGTATTAAATGAAGCAGTTGACTGACCTGTACCTACTGCTGTAATAGATGATACAGGGACATTTCCTACACCAAGATTTCCAGCCAAATAATTATCAGCCGTTCCTGCCATGTAGAGATTATATCGAGTTGTGCCAGCAGAGGCGTTTATACCACCGTAGAAACCGTAGTTGTTGGTTGCGTCTGTGAGGTTAGAAGTAGCATTAAATCCAAATTGATTGGTTACTGCCGCGCTAGCACCAAAAGTGCCTTGTACACACCTAAAATGATATAGTGCTGGAAGTGTAAATGTAGAGTTAGCTACACTAGGTGACGAGTATATGTTATGAGCATCCCCTGTTGCATCAGCTTGTACTTCTCCAACTAAATAACAATTTATAGGGTTAGCACTACCTGTTATTTGTTTATCAACTCGTAGGTTATATCCCGTTAAAACTGGACTACCAATCCCCAAGCTCCCAGCCAAATAGTTATCAGCCGACCCCGAAGCATAAATATTATAGCCAGAGTTTGCAGTGAGGTTAATTTGCGCAGGGAAGGTTGGATTAGTTGCAAATACATTTGCTCCTGTCCCCGTTTTGTCTGTTAATGCGGCTGCAAGGTTAGCACTAGAGGGCGTTGCAAGAAATGTGGCTACGTTTGCGGCAAATTGATTTGATGTTAAATTAGTAATCCACGCGCTACCAGACCACACTTTAAATACGCTAGTTGCGCTGTTCCAATATAACGCACCAACAAGTAGCGCATTGCCGTCATTATCAACGCTAGGGTCAGATGTTTTTACACCTAAATAACGATCATCAAATGAATCATAACTAGCGGCTGCGGCTGTTGCGCTATTTGATGCGTTTGTTGCTGAAGTAGATGCGTTAGATGCTTGTGTTGTTGCGGTTGACGCGCTTGCCGCTGCTGCATTTTTAGATGAAAGAGCCGCAGTTGCGCTAGCTACTGCGTTTGCTGCAACCGCTACCTCTTGCGCTAATGCCGGTACAAATCGCGTGCGCCAACCCCCATTTCTTAGACCTGTTGTTGCATCATCATCATCTGTTACTGTTGACCCGTCTCCACCAACTGTTGTGCTAAAAGTAACTGAACTCATAATAATTCCTTAATCTCGTATGTTGTTTGGTATCTTGTATTATATGGCTGAGCAATAGGCGATAATGTGCGCAAACGCCCTAAAAAAGCACGTCTTTGTAAATTCAACGCGTCTGCATCATCCCAAATATATAAAATTTCTGCGTCTGTTCCGCTGATTTTCATAATGTCATTGTTTAAAATTGACTCGGCATAAGTTAAATGGTCAAGCGTAAATTGTGCAACCCTAAAACTTTCACGTCTATCAAAAAATTCTGCACCTGACATAGCGGTATCAATAATGGTAGGTGATTCATAACCAATAGATGCACCTAAATTCATATTTAAAACTGGCTGATATTTTGTTCCGATAAAAATTCGCCCAAGCTCAACATAAGTGGATACACTTTCAAAAAATTCAATTTGATAAAATTGTTCTGAAACAACAACAGGAATTGATAAAATTAATGTTTTTGTATAAAAATTAATTTCTTCGTCTGTTGGTGTCAAATCCCAAAAATGCACATCTTCCCACTCATAAGTGCCGTAAGGCGATTGAGGCCAAACATCTACTTGACCGCTATCATAAACAAGTGTTGTGTATCCGCTATCTGAATAAACGCGATAACGCCATTTTGCACTGGACGTTAAATTGTGAGAAATTATACCAACTGTTGAGATAATCCTTGCAATATCCGTTGAAAAACGTAATCGCGTGCTTGAATTAGCATTATTTGTTGATCTTGCAACTTTAGATAATTGGCGCGTTTTGATATTTTCCAGTGGTAGCGTTGTTGACCATGAGCCATAAGCACCAAAGGTAGCTGTGTCAATTCTGTTTTGATAACTGATAATGGTATTAGCCATGCTATCCCCAAAGCGTTAGCGTTGCGCGGTTTCGTGAATAATCGGATTCAATACCGATAATTTTAAATAGTTTACCAGAATTTAACCCAAAACGATTCATTGTTATATTTACAACATTGTTTAAGTCAGGCAACGATTGAGTTAAATCTAATGCAATGGTTACTGTGTACAAATCGCGGCTTACTTTGTACAAATTCAACAACCGCGTTGCTTCAGTTTGAGCCGCTGTTGCATCAACAAGTAACGATTCTTTTTCAATGGTTGGCGCGAGTGTATATTGCGTTTTTATTGCGGTATCTTCAGCCGATTTTGTTAATGCAGGTAATGACAAAACACTTTTACGCGCTGCGGTAACTGAGCCAGCCAAATCAACATCTTGCACGGTATAATTTTTTTGATAAGTTAAATTAACCCTCCACGATGGGATTCCTTTGTCTGTATCGCTAGTGCGACTATGCTCAATTGAAATAATATTATGAATATCAATTTCAAGCGTTGCGCTGCCCGTAGGTGCTGTAAATAATCCCATGCGCAATGCGCCAAGCGCATCAAAGCCAAAATACGCACCAATGGATTGCGCTACTTTATCCATTGCCGCCATTGCACTATCAGCACCATCAATCCATATTCCAATTTCGCTATTGTTTGCAGTATCTAACGCTGTAACATCGCTTGCATTTATATCACCTGAGCTAATGCCTGCTTTTAACGCCATTGCCTTTAAAACCTGCGCCACTGTGCGATTAGATGATGCCGTGCCTTGTGTTGCATCACAGGTCAATATGCCTGTTGGGACTGAGCCGACTCGAATATATCCAAGTGCTAAACAAGTAGTGTATTTTCCCGATGGTGGGTCATGTGCCTCAAGGTCAGCAACATTTGGTTCGTCAGCATGAAATGTTAGCGCAACACCGCGATCATAAACTGCGCCTACTGACGCAATTGCGCCATCATTTATCTGATAGGTTAATTTTGAGCTGTTAACCATGATTGGCGCAATATTAAACACCTGCCCGTAAAGCAATGGTTTAGGTGATTTTGCAATATCAGCCACGCCTTCAACGCCATTAGGTAATGTATTATTTCCTGCATAAAGCGTTGTCTGCAATGGCATATCAACAATGGCTAATTTATCCCGTGCAAGAATTGTTACTTTTGAAAATGTAAACTCCACCTGCTCCATTGTGCCGTTGAGAATAGTATTAAATGCTGAATAAGCATCACCTTCATTTCCAATTTTAATGACAAGCGATCTGCCATCAAACGAGTAAGGCAAAATATAATCCAATCCGCCATCAACGTTTGATAATTCAACTGCGCCATAATTAACACGACTTGCACCGCTTGTTGTGCCATTACTGTAAAGTGTGCGGCTAATTGATGCAGGGTTTACAATCCTATCGTCATAATAAGTATTTGCAGGCGTATCAGACGGTTTTGTGGTGTAAGGCTGTGAACAATAACGCAGCGTGGTTGTCGTGCCTGCTGCGTCAATTGCCGCGACTATTTCAACAAGATATATCATGCTGCCGCCTCAAGTTTAGCTTTGCGTGAAATGGTGTTTAATTCTTCTTTCATTTCTTGCATCTCGTTAATCAATGCCACGTTTGCATTGGATTGTAAATTAACCAACGCTCTTAATTCAACCACCTGCTCTTTTAATAATGCGCTTTGATCGTCAATCGCATTTCCAATTGAATCGAATAAACCAGTGGTTTGTTGGTGGCTTGTAACATTTGCAGGTGAGGTAAAGTTAACTAATTCCGCGCCTTGTTCGCCTACAAGTGATAAACCGCTAGCCATGCCACCGTTGGCGTAAGTACCAATATAATTTCCAAATAAATCATATTTTGCAGATTTAGTTGACGCAATTTGATTTGATTGAGCTGTATTTTGAGAAATAACATTTAATCCGCTAATTGCCGCCATATCTGACAAAGTTAATTCAATTGATTTTTGCGTTGATAATGTTGCTTGTGCTGCTTTGTAAGATTGTTCGGCCGCTGCTTGTGCTGATTGTGTTGTTTCAATTGCAGTTAACGTTGTTACAACAGTTTGAGATGTTTGTGTGTTTGAATTATTTAATACAGTTAATTTTGAAATATCATCTAAATCTGATTTTGTTAATGTAATTATATTTTGTTTATTTTTTGATTCTTGTGCCGCAATATAATTTGCTTCAGCAGCTGCTTGTGCTGCTTGCGTTGCATTAATAGCATCTTGTTTTGCTTTTTCAGATGCTAATTTATCTGCGGCTGCTTTATCTGCTGCTGCTTTAGCAATTGCTGCATCTTGTATTTCTTTTTCACGCAAAATTCTTTGCGCTTCATTTGCTGCTATAGCGGCTGTATTATCAGCAGCAATCTGGTTCAATTCCGTTTGCTTGTTTTCAATTTCAGTTTTAATTGTATTATCTACAGCGGTTACTTTTGCGACTTGCAGCGTGTAATTAGCCATTGCATTAGAAAAGTTATTAACCGCTGTTGATAATAATGCAATGCTACTATCAACATCCGTTGTTTTTGCTTTTACGCCAAGTAAATTTACGTTTGCTTTTTCAGCTTCAGCAAGCTGCTTATTCATTATTTCAATTTGTCTATCTGCCGCGCTCATGCCTTTTTCTAATGCTTTTAACACAGATACATAATCGGCTTGATAAGCGTCACCAGTAGCGTTGTATTTTAAAGATGCTTCTAAAAATGCTTTTGAAACTTCAGGCAATGATGCTAATGCGCTTTCCGTTCCTTTTGCTGCCTCTGCTGCTGTGTCTTGAAATGATTTCTTAGCTGCATTATAAATTTCTTGTGGTGTTGCTTGTGGTTTGCCGACACTCATTAGCTGATCGTAATACGTTTTTAAACCTTGACCTAATGTCACAAATTTATCACGCATTGCGGTTAAGTTTTTATAGGCTGTTTCGAGTGCAGTGGTTGTGCTTGTTAATTCCGCGCCCGCGTCAGATAATTCATTTAGTGCCGTTGTGTATTTACGCGTCAAATCGTCCATGCCTTGCATAGATTTTTCACGCTCTAAACGTAACGCTTCTTCTTTTGCCACTGGATTTTGTTCGCCTAACTTTTTATAAATGGCAATGCGATAATCTTCATAGGTTGATATGGTTGCTTTTATGGCGTCTGTGCGTTCTTTTACAATAGCCGCATAATCTTCTGCTGCACTTGCAAAGTCCCCAGCCATTCCTAATGCTGTGGCATAAATAGCTTTTCCTGTATCGCTTGTATCATTTTTTAAAACATCGAGCAACTTTCTATATGATGTTTTAGATTCTTCTGCATTTGTACTCATCACGGGCAACACTAAACCAAGTTGCTTAAACTTATCAGTCAACAAACCTGTTTTATATGCTGATTGTTCTGTTTTAGTTAAATAATTATCAATATAATCAGTTAACGTACTGTCAAATTTAGAAACGCCACCAGCCACATTGATTAAGTCTTGCGTTAATAATAAGCCAGACGCGCCAATGGCCGACAATCCTGTTTTAATGCTGTTTAATCCTTTAAACGCTTCAATAATATCATCCGCTGTGCCGGGCAATTTTCCAATAATATCGTTAACGTCTGTGAATGCTGATGCTAGTTGAAGTGATTGCGTAACCATTTCACGCTCAACATCGCCTTGTTTATTGATAATGTCGGTATATTCAATAGCGTTAATGCCTAATACTTTTAATTTTGTTTGCGCTGTGCTGATTGCTATCGATACGCGGTTTAATGTTTGATAATACCCTTCGCCAATTTGTTGAAAATCTGCATAAGAATAATTAGCAATTATTGCCATTAAATCAGCTTGTTTTGATAATGCGCCGTTGATAATTTCAGTATTAGCTGCTGCATCTTTTCCAAGCGGCATTTTACCCAAATCAATTTCAAATGATTTTAATTTTTCTAACGCTACTTCGCCAAAATCTCCCGCTAATGAAACAACATTTTCTTGTATCTTTCCAAGTGAGTAAGCAATTGACGCACTTATTTCATCATTTAATGGCGACCATTTTGTTGATATATATTGTTTTGTTGACGCGCCAATTCCTAAAAAACCGCTTGATGTTTTAGTAACAAGTGTTTGTAAATAATTGCGACCCGCAATAATTCCGCTTTCAACAATGTTTCCTAATGTATCCTTGACAAACTTAATGCCACTACCAGCAAATTCTTTTGTAGTTGTGGTTGTCATAAAGAAACCACTTGTTGACGTACCTAAGCCAAGCGATGAAGTATCAATGCCATAATTTTTTGCAATTGAATTTGCAACGCCTTTCATGGAATAAGATAAAACCTCAAGACTTCTAGCCATGCCTTTTGTGTAATCTAAATCTGCACTAGAATTTGAGCTAATCGTATCAAGCGCATCAAGAATTGAATTAGACATTTCATCACTACCAAGAACAGTTCCACCCATTGATGATTTATATTTATCTGTTTCTTTTGTAATGTAATCTGCGCCCGTTATTGGCGATGCTTCACCGCCTCCTCCACCTGCTGCCATTGCTCCGATAGCAACCATAAATGCAAGCATCATTGCACCACGCGCTAATCCCGTGTAAGGATCACCTTGTGAAGCATCTGCGACTGCTTTTGTTGCTGACGCACCCGCCCCTGCTGTATCTGCTGCAATTCCAATTGTTGAGCTGGTAACTTTTGCTGTTGTTTTTGTTGTTTCGCCAAATAAATAAGCGGCAACAGTTTTGCCCATATCCGCAATCATTCTGCCCATAGATAATGCAGATTGAGCCATCTCAAACGCGCGGAAAACTTTAGTTGCTGCGCCTAATGCTTGATAACCTGCTGAACCTTTTTTAAAGAAACCTTGAGCCGCTGCCGCCATATCACCGTATGACTTAACTTGCAGTTGTGATTGCTTTTGATTTGCTGTTGCAATGGCTTTATCGGCTTTAGCTTGATCTCCTTTGCCATCGTTTAGCTTTTGGATTTCAAATAATTGATTTTGTAATCCATCCGTAATGGCCGCTTGTGATTTTTCATAAGATGCAAGCGCAACACCTAAACCACCTACTGCACCTCCGACACTTCCAAACGCATCAGCAAGTCCTGTAGCAGCTTCTTTTGCTGATTCAAGGTTAGCTGTCAATATATCCATTTGTGCGCTTGCTGCTGTGTTAGCGGCTGTCTGAGCGTCACTAATGGCTTTGATGGCATCTATTTTGTCTTTGTTTGCTTTTTGTTCAGCATCAGATTTTGCTTTGATGTCAGCTTGTGTTGTTGTTTCTGCTAATACTTGTTTATCTGTTTTAAGCCCTGCAATTTGGATTTTTAAACGTAATTGTTCAGCCAGCGTTAAGTTGTATTTTCCAGCGTTATCTAATTCTGCCTGAGCCGCTGCAATTTTAGCGTCAATGGTTTCCGCGCTTTGGTTGGTTAATGAATCGCGGATTTCTTTTTCTTTAGCCAATAATAAATTGGTCGCAGATTGTGATTCATTTAATATGCGTGATTTTTCTTCGTAAGTTTTTGCTGATTCATACTCAATAGCTGCTTTATCTGATATAGATACGCGCTCTGCTTCAAGTGCCGCAATCTTGGTTTGTTGTTGTGCCGCAAATAGTTTGCCCGCGTTTTCTGCTGACGCTACTTGTGCATTAAGCTGTTCATTAAAATAACGCTCTGCCTCTGCTAAATCTTTAGTGGCTTTTGCTGCTTCTTTTTTGGCCGCTGATTCTTCTTTAGTTAATTTTGTTTGTGCTGCGGTTATATCTTTATGAAAGTATTTTTGATGAATCTGCTCTTTCATTGATGCAGTAACTTCACCATAAGTATCTTTAGCTTCTTTTAATGCTTGGTTTTCTTGCTGCGTGGCTGTTCCAAATTCTTTAACTCTTTTAATTTCTAAATCTCTTAAACGTATGGTTTCGTCTTGTGATTTTTGAATATTTTTATCATTTTTAATTTTTTCTGTTGTGGTTGACGCTTCAGCATCAGCAAGTTGTTTTTGTCTTTTTAATTGGTCAAGCATAATTTGCTGCTGCATATAAGATTCATTAGCTGCTGCATAAGACGCACTATTTTTATTTTCTGGTATGTTTTTCTTAGCCGCTGCAACACTAACTTCTAAATCTGCAATTTGCTTTCCAACACTTGTTCCAAAACGTTCTGTTAAATAATCTATTGATTTAATCATACCAGAAACAATATTTCCCAATATTCCACTGGCTTTATCGTTAAGCAAAACATCCTCAAAATTATGCCAAGCCTCACCAAGCATATCTACTTTGCCGCCTAGCGTTTGCATTTTGTTTGCGCTTGCGTCTACCGCGCTACTACCCATCGCATGTATTAAATCTTCAATAACTGGTCGTGTTATTTTCCCCGCCTCCATCATTTTTAAAACTTCTGATGTTGTTTTTCCAGTTACTTGTGAAAGTAACGAATAAATAGGAATCCCGCGCTCAATAATTGAATTTGCATCTTCTGCTTGAAGTTTGTTTTTTGCATAAGCTTGACCTAATTGGCGAATAATCCCAGACAACGTATCTGAATCGCCACCAACCTTAGACGTAATATTTGTTAAATCTCTCATGACTTGAATTGTTGGTTCAATACCAAAATTCTTTAGCATCATGTAAGACTTTGTAATTTCTTGAAGTGATTGTGGTGTTTCGCGTGAAATCTTTTGAATATCTGCCATTGCTTTAGCAGCCATTACTGAGCTTCCTGTAACAGATAGCAATTGCGCCCGCATATTTTCAAATTCAATATTTATTTTTAAAATATCTCTAGCAAGTGAAGCAATGCTAATACCAGCCAATGCGCTCCCTGCTATTTTTGCAACGCTACCTAGACTACTCAACGCACGTTCACTGCGTCCAGTGGCTTGTTCCATTGCAGATAGATTGCGTGATGCTGTTACTGCACTGGTCGAATCAACTGCGACTTGAATAGAATAGGTATCGGTGGTCATTTTGTTTTGCTCCGTTTTGCAATTTGCTCTGCTTGAATTGTTAAATAAGCACTATCGAGCCGCATAATAGCACTTACTTCTAATGGCGTTAATTCTATATTGGTCAATTTTGACCATGCGTCAATTTCCGCGTAACTAATTGGATTTTGACCAAGCCCATTGCTTGAGCGTGTTCGGCTTAATTCACCAAACCACGCCCAGCAGTAGGCGTAATTTTCTGGCATAGGCAGCGATTTATAATCGTCTGGTATCTCATGCCCCATTGCAATAATCGCTTGAGCTTCATCGCGTAAACTGCTGCCATTGTCGTTTGTTTTGCTGAGTTCAAATTCTCGTGTGCCAAACTCGACAATGTCATTGATTAGGCTTTGGTGAAGTTTCCCAAGTTATTACTTGCCTCAAATACTTGTTCACGGATTTCGCTGTTGCGTTCCATTAACTTTGTGGCGTTCTCTGGTGAATATTCAAAGTTAGTAATGCCGCGCCATCCGACAACACGAATTGCCGCTGCGTCAATGCCAAATTGTTCATCATCTTCGATTGTGCGCTCAATTTCTTTTCCGCGTTTAGCCGCTAACTGATCTTGTGATTTTCTACGGTTTAACGTTTTGCGTACCCAATCTTGTACTTTTGGTGATTGTGAACCAAGCACTGTAATAAATACGCCCGTATCGCCACCGTCAGCTCTTAAATATTCAAATTCATAAGCGTTTTCTGACGCGCTAACTAAATCTAAATCATCAAATGATAAACCTGTTTTTTTACTCATGTTCGTATGTTCCTGTTAATTTATAAAAAAATACCCACGCCCGCAACATTGCAAGCGTGGGTAATTGTAGCACTATTTTTAAGCGAGTGAATCTTGAACCATGATTGTTGTCGCTAAATTAGCCACCGCACTACCACCCGCTGTATTTTTAAGCGCAGTGAATGGGAATGTGCGAGTTAATCCAGACGCGCCATCGGTTACATCAGCACCGCCAATTTTAACGCGCGACATGGTAAACGATACAAAATCAGCCGTTGCAGTGCTATCTGTTGTTAATGCAACAATGATAGACACTTCGGTTTCGTTGATAAAATAATCGCGGAATGTTGCGTCAGTGAAATAAGCACTAAATGTACCTGTTGCGCCTACAACGCCTTGGAAAACATCTGGGCGTGTTAATGAACCCACTACCGCGTCTGCCACTGCAATATTGCCGTTAATGTCAAAATCAATTGAAGTAACGATTGCAACTGGTGTGCCTGCAACAAGTAATAAACCATTTACACCCGCAGTAACGCCACCTGTTGTAATCGCAGTTGGTGAAGTTAAAACTTGTGACGTGCCGGTAGTAACATTTAATCCAACCAATGGGAAATCAATGGTAGCCATACCATTTGCAGGGATTTTAACCTGTGCGTTGGTTTGCATAATGTCAGTATAAACCTCTGACTGCGCAACGTCTGAAAACCAATGTTCAATAGTGTAATAATCCTGTGTTTGGCTTGTTTCTGGCACATAAGTATATTTGCCGGGAATAGCAACAGTTACACCTGTGACCGATGTTGCATTATCTGCAAGCGCACTACCGTTTAAAGTTTTAACAGTTAATGTGCTTGATGTTACGGCTGTAACTAACAAGTTTTTATTTAAATTAGCCGCGTTAACACTGCCCGCTGTAATGCGAACCACGTTACCGATCTTAATACCAGCCGTTAACGGGTTTCCTGTTTGAAAGGTAATTACGCCAGTTGATGCAACAATAGTGACCGCTGCACTGGTCAATGATGAAATAGCAACAAAGTCTTTACGCAATACTGATTGCAAAAAATCTTTATATGTTCCAGCCGATAACTCACCGCTTAATGTTCCAGTTGCTTGTCTTGAGCCATGACGGAAATCAGCAACTTGTTGATCTGGGCGAATTTCGTTTGACTGGAATGTTTCTTTAGTTAAGTTAATTGTGCTTGTAACACGTCTTAATTCTTGACCGCCACTGCCTGACGCGGGCGAACCTAAACCAGTTTGTTTTTTGTACGATACGACTTTTTTAACGCCTTGAGCAATTGTCATTGTGTAACCTCTTATGAATAAATATCTGCTGAAAAGTAAATTGATACCGGTATTTTATATCTTTCACCGTCAATTAAAGCCGGTGCAATTGATGGTGTCTTGTCAATAATAACAGTTACACCACCACTTGTTAAACTTGTGCCGCGTTTGAAATGATTAACGAGTAAATCAGCGCGTGTTCCTGCTGTTTTTGCACCTGCATTAGGTGGATAACATAATAACACTTGCATAAACCCTTTAATACGATAATGATTACCGCCTAATGTTGGGTTTAATGTATCTGCAATCATTAGATTAACTTGTTGATAAGCCGTGCTAGTAACAGGAGTATAAGGCACACTCTCCCATGCTGTTGCAAGTGCAGGCGTTAGCGCATTAAGTTTTGTTTCTAATGCCGTTCTAATCTCAACGAGTGCCATTTAAAACCCCTTCAAATAATGCAACTGATACGCGAACCATGCCGTTGGGTGCTTGTGTACTGTGCGCGTCATATTCTAATTTTTGAATATATGGCACGTTATTGGTTAAGTAAACAACACTTCCTGCGCGTCTTGGCAATACGTTTTGCATCTTTAAAATATCGCCTGTGTTATCTTCGCCCGTAAAAGGCGCACCAATTGTGCATTGCCAATTTCCGCGAGCGCGTCCAGTATCAACTGGTGTCATTTGGATAATGTTTGAAAATACTTCACTTGTTGCAGCGCGTATTTTGTTATCAACATGATTTGTTGCACGAGCTACAATTTGCGACATTGACCCCGTCATTTTCTCACCTGCATTTCATAAAGCGCGGGTAATTCACCAGACCAGATATGACGAACCGCCACCACTTGATAAACTTCACTATCAACAGTTACTTTGTCGGCTGGTTGTGGCGTTGGTGCGCCTAATGCCGCAATCATTACCTTTCTATCGCCTGCTTGTACTACACCGCTAATAAAATCAATCCCGTTATAATCTTTGATAACGGCAGTGTGATTGGTTGATGTTGTTGTTCCGCCAGATAACTCGCCCGTTGTTGGATCATAAGTGCCCTCAACAATTGACGTTAATGTAATTGATTTGCCAAACTTATCGAGCAATTTATCTGCTGTAGAGCGAGCGCGAGCATCAAGTGTCATGTTCTTACCAGCGATCTAGACATATCATTGCCTTGTTGTTTAAAAAACACGGATAACATTGCATCAATTTGAGCATAGCGTGTTTGCTGTGGTGAGTATTTGTCATATTCCACTTCGATAACGTCTACTTTTTCACGAATAACACCTTGCGTTAAATCCTGCATTAAAATGGCTGTATAAGATTTTAACGCTAATTCAGCACACGCATTTTTTACAGTGGTTGGCACAATGTCAAAATCCACATATTGCGGGAAAACATTTGCCGATAAGGAGTCAATCAATGGAACGTATAAGCGCGGCCAATCAAGCGATTGCGTAGAATATCTGCGAAAACCTGCGTATTGCAACCGATACTGAGCCACCATGTAATCTGTGGCTTTGCGTAATAGTTGCTCTCTTATTGTATCGCTTGCAATAGCCGCCCACGCTGTGTTGCCAATGTTTGCATGATAGGTTGTCGCGTCTGCTACTGAAACGTAGCTTTCAGCATTTGCAAGTCCAGTACCGTCTTCAACGATTAACGCCATTTAGTCCTCCATCCATTCAATCATGCCATAAACACCACTGCCAGAAATAACATCGTGATCTGCAAAAATAATTAACCCTTCATTTTTTGCCAATATAAAACCCTCGTCATTATCATCAAATTCAATGGTTGATGCACTTCCAGTAGATTTAGAAATAACCGAGCGTTCCATAAAATAAGGCTCTTGCGTAACGCCTGTCATGTCTAAACCCGCTTGATTGCGTAAGCATAGCATTTTGCTAAGCTCGTTTTGATTATCGTATTTTGTTGGAGTTAGTGTTGTGCCACTTGTGGGCGTGCCTTTAATGCGAGCAAACGCATATACTGAATTACCATTGCCACCGGCATCTGCACTATCTAATTGAATGTGCATTTTAGTGATACGCAGTGACGTTTCATCGGTATTAACAAACGCCTGATAAACTGTGCCCGCTGTCACGGTGGTTGGTTTTGTTGCTATTTTGCAAACGTAATGCTTCATAAGTCCGCCATAAATAAAGGCGGGGGAACACGAACAGGAACGAACGCGAACCCCCTAGAAAAATTAACCTAGTAACGTAGCAACGTGGTTTGGTTTCCATACTTTTACGCCATATAAACAACGTACTTCAAGCATGGTTTTCATGTAACCTTTATAGACTGCAATTTCAAATACTAAACCGCTTGTTGGGTCTTGTACTGTCATTACGTCAACAGCAGAATCACCACCATTAGGCATAGCAGGTGGGCGAATGCCTAACTCAACTGCTGATTTATGGAACGCAACGCTTGGCGTGTAATTATCGCCAATTGTTAACGCGTTAGCGTCAGCAATGTTAACTTTTAAGCCGGGTGCGCCTAATGTGATTGTGCCGGGTGCGGTAATGCCAGTATTAACAACGTATTTGTTAGTGGTGTCGCCTGCGAATGTAACAATATCACCAGCTAATACTGTGCCGCTACCTGTTTTCAATACAACATCGGTTGAATTTGCTGTGGTCGCGCCATTGGTAACATAAGATGTACCTGCGCCTTTTGTGTGTGAAGTAATACCAGCAGATTCTTTAACCATGATGCCTTGCAAATCAAGCAATGTGCCTTGACGCAATAATGCCTCATTGCCCGCTGTGTTAACTTGTTGCAATTGCGCCAAGTTACGCAATTTTACGCCTGCTGCTGTGTTCATTACTAAACTAATTTGATTATCAGTAGGACAGCCGTTATCTACTAAGATTTGACGCACTTGCGCAATTGTGTCGAAGTTAGACGCAAATGGTGTTGTGCCTGCTGAACCGACAGCGCGTGAAGAGCCTTTGTAAGCCGCTAAGAATAAATCAGTTTCGATTTTGTTGCACAATGCGCGGATTGCTTGAGCGATTTGGTCACCGTAAATGGTTTCATAACCTGCACCATTGTTAACGTGCTTAATATCTTCACCCGTCCACGGAATCTGAACCGAAGCGTAAGAGTCAAGCGTCATTGTTTTGTTGTCAACGGTTTGATCTGTGCCCTCTGGGATTGTCATCGAGGGCGCAAACGAAGTGTTAACGCTTGGTGTACGAGTGAATGCCGCACGGATTGTGTCGCCTTTTGCAGCGCGGGTTGTTGCGTCACCGTTAATGGTGGCTGAGGGGATAAAACCAACTAATTCACGACCTACTACGTCAGCCGCTTTGTAAATATCTGCCGCTAAATTTGATAATACATTTGCCATCTTGATTGCCTTCTAAAATAAAAAAATAATTAGACGGCAATCGATAACAGAATTTTAATCTGAAATTTTGCCGCCATTCTTTGCAAAACTTGCCCGTTCTGGGTGTGACATATTGTCAAACGTTGAACGGCTTACAACTTGTTGCCCAGTGCTATTATTTCCACCACTTGCGCCACCACCATTATTCTGTGGTGCTGCAATATAATGTTTGCCGTCATCACTGGTCGCCCATTCAGTTACGAACGTGCTTAAATCTTTGTCGCCTATTACTGCTTTGCGTGTGTCGCCATCAATAGCGATTTTCGCCTGTGATGATAACATAGCTTTTACCGCAGGTAAAAATGGTGTGGCAACACCAGCCTTAACTAATGCGTCTGTCAAACCATTATCTAAAAGTAATTTAGATGTAAATCCGCTTTCTGAATCTAATGCCGCTTTGGTTTGCTCAAACGCTTTTTGCTGATCTTTAATTGTTTTTTGTGATGCTGTTAGCTGATTTTCTAACCCGTCAATCTTTTCCTGTAGTTTATCCAATTCCGCTGGATCAATTTGTTTTCCTTTTCGTGCCTCTTTCAGCTCTGCTAAAAGTTCGCTATTTTTCTTTGCAAGTCCGCTAGTTGCTTCATCAACTGCGGCTTTTATTTGCTCTGCAATACTTAATTCTTCTGACATATAACCCTCTGGGTTGTTGTTGCTGACACAATCAGCGTTTAAAGGTGTGCCGTCAATGAAAGGTGTGAAACATTGACGACACTAGAGTAAAACACACATGGCGAGGTGTTTGACGCATTTATACAGGATAAATAATAAAACATCAAATTTAAAAAAATAAACACCTTAAAAATATTTTAACTAACTAATTGATTTATAAATGTTCAGTTGTCAAGTAATACTTGACTACTGGTTTATTCCTCAATTTTCTTTAATTGTTCAAGTGTTAAAGTCTTACCACTTGCATCGACAAATCTATCCAGTGGCATTCCATCACGAAACATTTGTGCTTTTTCTTTTCCTAACACTTCATCTTGAAAAGCATCTGGTTTTTTCTTTAGCCATGTTTGATAAGTTTCAGTTTGTGCAACTTGCCCATCCATTGAAGCGCGTGTGCGTCCGTCTGGGTTTTTAATGCCCAACGCTTGCCATGACTTTAAAACACTGACCATTGCTGATCTGCATCTAAAATGCGCGGGAGGTCTAACGCCACTATCAAGCGGATATATTTTCCCGTCCCGTGCTTGGCATATTGAAGTTGTACGTCCATCTAGTGTGCTTACCCACTGCAACCCACTAAACAGATCATTATTGTTTTGATAAAACTCATCACGCGCGGTATTGGTAGCGTGTGCCATTGCAGTTGATACCAACGCCTGCGTTTGACGTGCATTAAGTGAGTTAATGCCATCTGTGTATTGCAGTGCTTTTGTACCAGTGATGCGCTTAACCACGTCACTATAAGATTGCCCCTCAACTAAGCCAATCCTAACCGCGTCCTGTATGCGCGTGTAACTATCTTGATCTAGCTTATCAATCCATTCTTTGATGATCTTACCTTGCAATGGTTTTGATTCAATTGCAGCAAATAACGTCACGGGTGCAACGGCTGTCATATCAAGCACAATAGGGGTTGATTCATCAATTGCTTTGATTTGCCAGTCTTGTTCGTAGACTGCCGCGTCTTTCATGTTACTGATTAACTCTTTTCCGGCTAAATCATAACCTTCATTTAAAATCGCCCGCACTGATTCTAACCGCGCGTCAATCTGCGGGATTGTCATTTGGTTATCAAGCTCAAGTGTTTTTAATTGACGTACTAAATCTTTTTCAACAACACGCAACAAATCCATTACTTTTTTACTTGTTGCTGAGTAATACCGCTGCAAATAAATTTCATGTGCGATTGTTTTATCGCGCAGTTGCGTGTTTGCTGTTTCTTCCATTACAACAACCCACCAGTAGCAGGCATATTTGCAATGCGTTCCATCTCATCATCAAACGATACGTCTTGCGTGATAATGTCACCGGCGACAAGATTATCAAATAATGTTTGATGCGAAATTGAGCCGCTTTGCCAAGCCTTAACTAAACTATCCAAGTCTTGAGCCGTCATTGAGTTTGGTATGAAATCACGGTTAAGTTCAACTTTAACGTCACCAGTCACGCCAGACCAATCGCGCAAATATTCCATGACGTGCGTTAATCCAATGCTAATAGACTGTGAAATTGAAGCAAGTACGCTATTTTCACTTGATCTGTGAATATTAGCCGTTTGTGCTGATTCTGCCGCGCGTTTTTCTGGTGCTAA